CGCAGTCGTAGCAGAAAGCGGAGACGAGCTACTCTCAGCCTTCGTTACGCTGTTGTAGTATGTGTAACACCAAATGTAGTTCGCGTTGGTGTTAAGACTTCCGCCGGTCGTAAGGGCCGCAGTAGGGGCTGAATTCGGCGGCGTTATTCCGTTCTGGTAAACGTTAGTACCGTCGTAAACTAGTGGGCTGTCCGTACCGTTGAAGTAGAAAAGAAGGTTGTTCGCTTGGACAAAACCAGGGCGCTGGCTCCCGTCTAAGCCCGTTTGAATGTTAGTAACGGCACCAGCGTTGATGTAGCCAAACTGCCCACTGCCTAGGGTTCCGGCACTTGCAAACACGACTACTTTCGCGGTACCCGAGGAGGGCATGAACTCCACTCCCCCAGTGATGTAATTCGAACCGTAGGGACTAGAGAGTACCGTCGCGTACCCATCTCGCTTGATGCAACCGCCTTCGAGGCCAGGCCGGCAGTTCCACGCCGTGGGTACGTAGCCAGGCTTAAGTGCCGTCACAGGCGACGTCGAGTCCATTCCCATGAATATTGGGAACTCGGTATCTTGTACGTTGTTGATTCTGGACATTAGAACCTAGTAGACGATGTAGGGGTCGAACATCATGTTTAGCGGATCGGGGTTCGGCGACAGGCCGTCGAGGCGTTGTTCCATCATGTGCTTGATACGCGGCTCGTCGGTGTTGCCGTTCTGCGAGAGTTCTTCGAGCAAGTCTTGACGGATCAACTGCTTCACTTCCGCCATCTTAGCCGGGGCTCTGTCATCGTTCTCACGCTGCATGGCGATTGCGAGAACGTAGTTGATGAAGGTTTCTTGGTAGTGGTACGGGATCGTCGGGTAGTTACTCAGCGTCAGTAAGGCGCTTGGGGTAATCTTGCCGTCGATCTTAAGCGTGGTATCAACAAAGTTCAGGGGATAGACCTTAATCGTCTGGTCGTCCGCTTCCGCCCACATCATAAGATTCTGCGACGTGCTGCCGCTAATTTCTTGCGGGTCCATACGACGAATGCTAGAGAGCGGAACCTTGCGGAGATAAATCCCGGTAGTGGTATCAAAAACACTCTTCACGTTCTGCGACGTCATTGTGTAACCAATGGTTGCCGCAGTAAGCTGGTACTCGTCCGTGCCGGAGGTAACAGTCAGGGACAAGTTACGTTTCGTAAGAAAGTTCCAGTCGTGGAGCTTGCAGAAGCGCATTTCCGCCATGGGCAGAAGGGTCGTGAGAAAGGTCTGGAAACTGGAACTAGTGTTTCCGATGAACCCTTGGATGTAGGTGATTATCTCAGTCCCGGTATATCCAGACGTAGCAGACGGCACGAGGAAACTCCTTAAAACAGGCGAAGCGCGCTTCGGCGCTTCTTTAAATCTTCGGCTCGCAGGTCCGCGAGCTTCTGTTCGAAATTTTTGTGGTCGTAGGTTTGCTCTCCGAGGGAGCCGCAAGCGAAGACGCGACGAGCCTTGTCCAGGCTGATTAGGCGACGCTTGGTCGCAAGAAACATGAGAATGGAGCGCCAACCGCGCGCGAGTAACTTTCCCGACTCAATGTCAATGTCGTCGTACTCGGGGATGTAGCCGGTCGGTATGCCACAGAGAAAGTCTGGGAGCAGCCCGTTCTGACTGTCCTCGATGTAGGTACGGGACGCTTTGTCGAGGTAGTTAAGCTTTGCCGCTGACGTGTCGTTCGCAGTACGAACGGCATTGCGACAGTAAAGTCCCGACCCGTAGTGATCCGTGCCTGGCCGTATCTGCCGGCGAGCGCGGTCGTCCACGTAGAGATTCTTATTGAGCTTTGCCAACTTTTCTTTGAAGACTAGCGAGATCAAAGGAACTCCGAAGGGAGACCAGGAGGAGAGCCCTTTCGAGCCCTCCTCCCAGCCTGGGGGTAGGGGAGAAGACGAGGACTGACTAGCCGAGAGCAGCCGCAGCCTTGATCACCTGACCACGAGCCGCTGCGAAGTTCTTCGCAACGAAGCCCTTGATCTTGTAACCAACGGTCGCGTACATGTTCAACGGGTTCGCCTGGCCGCCAGACTCCGAGGTCTTGACGATCAGTTCAACCGCTTTGCTGCCGAGTTCCACGACACCGAAACACTCTTCACCGATCAGGTAATTGTGTTTCACAACAACGGAGCCGGAGTTCGTTTCCGTGGTCATCTTGTCCGAGACCATGAAACGCATTCCGTACAGCGAACCGATTTCGCCATTCATCACGTTGCTCTTGTCGCGTTCCGTGTAGCTGTTGACATCGAGCCAACCGCCCACGTTCGTCTCAGTCAGAATGTCGTACTCGTTCGCCGGGTGTAGAACCGCGACGTACTTGCCGATTTCGTGAGGACCAACATACGCTTCTTTCAGAATGATCTGGCCTTTGAGGAATTCCTTCATCACGGCCACGTCAGTCGCCAGGAGCGCGTTCAGCGATCCGCGACCGTTCGCATACTGAACAGTCAACGTCGAGTCCAACTGAGCCGCGATCAAGTCTTCAATCGTTTCGGCGCCGGCTTTTCCGAAAAGCTCGGCCAACGAATCAATCGTCGGATCAATAGCGGTCGACTCCAAAAGGTCGGACACCTTGGCGTACTGGCCGTACTGCGCAACAGTAGCGGTCACGTTTGCCGTGGTGAACGAAATTTCGGCGGGGTTGGTTCCTTCACTCAGTGCCGAGGTCGAGGAGCTAACCTTAGTGTAGATCAGCCATTTAACCTGAGTACCGTATCCATTGGGCAACTGGGTTTTCTTTCCCAGTTTGTAGAGTTGCAGCCTTGGCTGAAGCGTGGTTAACAGCTTCTTATTGTAATAGAGCCAAAGGTTTGCAGCATTAGTAGACGTCGTTGCGACGGACATAATGCACCTTTTTTAAAGAGAACGTTCGCGAGACAGCAAACGTCTAGGTAGGAATACTACTTAGTAGTGACGCCGAGGAACTTCTGCATCTCATCAAGAGACCAGTCCTCAAACGGCTTTGAGTTGCCCTGTGCACCTGCACCGGCCGACTCAGAGACCGCACGTCGCTTCTCTGCACGATCCAAGTTGCTCTGAGTTACTGCCTTACTTGCAGCGGTCTTGGCGTAACGATCAACGTTCGAACCCTTAGCGAGTCGATAGAGCGCGTCGATCATTTCTGGAGAGTTAACCATGTCAGGTCGGACCATAGGTCCGAACTGCGTAGCTAACCGCTGCATTTCAGGTTCCAGTTCCTTGAAGTCCTGATTGTCCCTGGACATGCGTTCGTAGTGGTTCTTTGCTGCGATTGCGCGTGCTTCCATCGCCACGCGCTGACTGGTCTCTTGCGGTTGCCGACGTGCAAAGTCGACTACCTTTCGGAGAGTGCCTTTCGGATCGGCATCGAACTCTTCGTCGATGTTCTTGAAGGGATCAGGAGCTTCCTGATTCTGGTTCTGAGGTTGCTGGCGCTGTTGAAAGGCGATTTGCAGTTGAGTCTCAATTTGCGTGAGACGCTGTTTCGTATCTTCCAGTTCGCGCTGACTGTGAGACTTCTCAGACGATAAGCGACCGGCAAAGCTCTCTAGCTCACGATAGGAGCGAGAGATCTCTTCAATCGACTTACCCCGAAATTTCTCCGGTACTCCAGTCGTATCGGGTTCCGCTTGCGCGCCCGGAGCAGGAGTTTGAGTAGTCTCGTCTTGGGTCGTAGCGGGAGCGGCACTGTCTTCGACAGTGTCCTGTGCTCTTATCGCTTCTTCAGGATTGGGCATTGGTTGTCCTTTGGTTGACCAGGCGTGATTGCCAGGGCCTAAGACTGGGAAGGTTGCGAAGCCCGTTCGGCCTGCGCATCCTTAAGATTTTGGAGTTCGAGGCGCTTCTGTTCGAAGAAGCCTAGAACGTTGGAGTAAGCCCGGACCTGCTGTTGCATCCGGACAATGGTGCGGTAGTCGTTCTCGTCTACCAGCTTGTGCGTGCAGTCGGCGATTACGCCCGAGAGCCACGCTTCAAAGATTTCGTAACCCTTCGTGCCGGTTACGTTTACAACGGCCGTCGCTTCTTCAAAGAGCGATTGCTCTACTTCAGTGAGCAGAAGTTCCGGTACTGATTCGTCAGGCGTTCCGGTTTCTTCGTCGTAGAGTTGGCGAATGTTAGACACGGTTTCCCTGTCCTCCGGCGCGGTTAGGTTGTGGCGCGCGCTGTCCTTGCTGTGCGTTGGCGGGCTGCGACTGCTTCGGACCGCCAGGCGATCCGGCCTGTCCGGCTGCCGCTGCTGCCTGCTGCTGCATCTGCATTTGCTGCATTTGCATTTGCTGGCGTTCGGCATCGGTGCGGAAGAAGCGTTTCACTTCACGGCCGAACATGTCGCGGCCCCATTCTTTAAAGACAACATCCCACTTCATGATGCCGGGCTGGGTTTGCTCGGCGACCTGGAAAGCTTGAATGGCGTTCTGTATCCGCTGCGCTTCGGCCTGCGGATCTTCGTCTAGCAGGTTCTCGCGTTCGAACTCGTAATCGCCTTGGAAGGCGTTGCGCGGCAGGAGGCGATAGGGGTCTTGCGCGTCGGGGTCGTTAGTACGCGTCCACTGATCGTCAGAGATAAACTGAGCGTTGGTCGCGAGCATGATGTCGAGCAGGCGCGTGAAGTACAGATCGCAAATGAGACGCGCCTTGAGTCCGTAGCGAGAGGCGGCAATGTTGGACACGATAGAGGCGCCGGTCGCCGAACGTCCGAACACGCGACCAGCTTCCGACAGGTTCGGTCCCTGGTTCGAACCCACGGTCGTTTGGATCTCGTTCGTCAGCGCTTGCAGTTCTTGGAAGGAACTGGCCGGCACTTCCGGCGGCTCAATGGGACGAAGGCCGTTGATGTCGTTCGTGAAGACCAATCCGTTAGGCCGCATGTACAGCGACTTGGATTGAATGCCGGCGCCACGGTCCACAAGCCACATGCGGTTGACAGCCAAGTTCACTTGGTCAAGACGAGCGTTGCGAAGAGCAATCGCTTCCTTGATGTAACCGCGAACCGCGAAGAGTTCGCTGGTTCCGTAGAAATCATTGTCCTTGACCGAGTTCACAGCAGCGGCGAACGGCTTCAACTTGTAGTCGTAGAAATTCTCTTCGCAGCGAATCACGACATCGCCATTGGCAATCGTGATAAGAAACTCTTGGAAGTTACCCTTGCCGTCTACGTCGAACAGTCCCCAGTACTCCCAGATCTCAATGGGCTTGTTCTTGACATACGGCTTAGTGCCGCCGGCATAGCGATCATAATCACCGATGTAGTAAGGCGCCGACCAGGCGTCATAGCCTTTACGGTTCAGCGACCATTCCACTTCGTTTAAGTTCTTGTAGACGCCAGCGTCGCCCTTCTTCTCGTTCTCTTTCAACTCCGACATGTTCTTGTAGGTACGGTGCACGCAGCCGCGCATTCCTTGAATGTCGCCGGCGTTGCGCATAGACCAGTCGGGGAAGAAGTCCGCAAGCGGTATGTTCTCCATCGCCGGACCGTCGTACACGACTTCAAGAACTTCCTTCTTGGTAGGATAGGACATGCCGAGAATGCTGTCTTGCTGGGTCGAGCGTTGAATGACTACCTGCTCTTGATACTTGTACGGGAACTTGGTGATTGCGGTTCCGTCGATTGCAAGAGCGGTGAGGAAGGAAATGAACTTCGGTGAGAAGGACATGTTGTCGAGTTGCATCGAATGGAAGTCGTCCATCGAGTCCTCGAAATCCATGAACTGTGAAGTCCTCGCCCGCACACGAAAGGGGAGTCGGTCCTTCATGCAAATGTTGTAAAGCTGCGGGATCTGTTCCTGAACGATGGAATAGGCGTACGGCAGGCGCAGGTTAGCGCGTTGGATCAGACTCTTACTCTGAAGGTCCCACGCGTTGTACAACTCGCGAGCACGTTCCGAGAGCGCGACGAACGGCTTGCGGTACTCGTCCGAGCGGCGCATGAAGCGGCGGATAAGATCCGTAGCGCGGCGGTCTTGTTCTTTCGCAGACGAGTCGGCGGCACTCGACTGCTCTAGCTTATCTGTTTCAAATGGATCTAACATTAGGCCTCGAAAGATTCAGCGTAGCCAGTTGCGAACCCGGTCTCGGGATCAATGTCTGGCTGTTCGTGAGGATAGAGAGATGCCGTTTTAGATTCGTTGGCTTCACTCTCGTACGGGCGGGATTGGTTCATTTCTTCGGTGAGAGCAGCAGCCATAACAAGATCGTCGTGAGAGTTATGACTAGCGCCACGTCGAAGAGAACGACCTGTCTTGGAAGCGAACTGCACAAAGTTTGTAAGTTCATTCACGAGATCGTTGTCGTAGACTTTCGTCTTGCCGCTCTTGAGAGCGGTCTTAAGCTTCTCAGTGATCATGATTTTTGATTCACTGGTAGTGAGGAACCCAACCTTCTGCGTCGGTTGGTTCGTGAGACTATCGATCTCTTTGCGCCGGTACAGGTTGCGATAGCCTTTGGTCGTGAGAGCGTGAACGACAACGTGTCCGTGGTTGTTCACTTCGGGGTTAATGAACGCCTTGTTGTAGTAGGTCGCAACCTTCTGCAACTCGATAGCGAAGTCGGCCGGGTCGAACTGGCCCCAGAGACGGGCTACGAAGTTCCCGGTCTTCTGGTCCATCACGTACGCAGCACCACGATCCTTGCCGACGCCCTGGCTCGGGTCAGCGCCCATCACGTAGGAGTGTCCGAACTCTGGCTCTTCCCAGATCGAGAAGACGCCTTTGTTGTCCGGATGGAAGGAGACCTTCGGTCCGTCAGACAGAAGATGTCCGACCTTCTTCGGCGGCCGTGCTTCTTTCGCAAGTTGCTTGAGAAGCGTTGATGCGAAGACTTGCGAGTCGCCAGTGAAGAAGCAGTCGACGTCGTTGGTCGGGTACTCATTCTCGAACTTCTCAGGATCGCCTTGGCAGTTGGCAATGATGCACCAGCGGCGCCAGGCTATGTGAGCTTCAGTGATCTCGCCGTCCGATGCGGCCATGAGTTCCCGCTCGTACTGGGTAAGCTGGCTGTCAGCGGGCATCGACCAGTCTTCTTGGCGTTCCGGGTAGAACTTGTACCAGGGGATGAAGAAGCCACGGTAGGGAGCGAGGGTCCCCATGGAGCGCCAGTTCTGCCACTGGAAGAAAAAGTCTCCTGCACGTCCTTCAGGCGTCGACTCGTAAGTCACCTGACCGTTCACCGGAACACCTTGAAGGCTTCCTAGAAGACGTTTGTCCTCTACTCGGGAGGCTTCCGAGACGTGCAGGAAGTTGACCGTCTTTCCACGAAAGTCGTACAAAACGCGCATTGACGACTCTAGTGCACGGCCAAGCCCGTCATGAGAAAAGGCCAACTCCGTATTGGAAGCGGCCTTCTCTACTGGACGGTACAAATGTCCCCAATCACGTAGGAAGTGATCGTAGGAGAATTTCACAATGTCGGTAAAGATTGTCCCGACGGTAATCTGCAAGTGGGCCATGATGCCGCACTTGGTGTTCGGTTCCCACAAAGCGTAATCAAGTCCGCGCACACCGGACAGGGTAGTAAAGCCTACCTGTCGGATCTTGAGCACAACGTCTCGGCCTTTGCGTGTCGTGAAGAAGGCTTCTTGCGGTTCATTCATCCGAAAGAAAACCGCCTTGCTAGAGAGCTTATCGTTTACCCGGTACAGGTTGCGAACCCGTTCATCGTGCCCAAGGGCAATACACCCATCACGAAAAGCAAGCTTGGCTGCGTCTTCCTGGCCATCGTTGGATAGCATTTCAACTTCTTTCCAAAGCGCCATGAACTTCGGTGTGAAATGAGAAGACAACAAAACCTCGGAAGGCGGGAGCCCCGGAGCTTTCGCTCCGGAGCCGTGTGCGGGGAGGGAGCCCAGTACAAACGTACCAAGGCTATTTTAAGAATAGCAGGTTGCTTGGTGTCAAGCAAGTAGGCAATTGTCTAGCAAGTTGCAAGTAGACGAAAAATGCGACATACTGACGAAAAGCGACAGTTACAGACAAGTTAAGGGGTCCATGAGAGAAGCCCTCTCACGGCTGAAACCAGGGTTCGAATCCCTGTGGGGGCGCATACTTAGCTCACCTCGTAGGGCCTCTTTTAGGGGTCCTAGAGGCCCTCTCCCCTCCCCCAGGGTTTAGGCATCCGTCTTGCTCTACCGATAAGTCGGTATGGGACTGAAGATCGAAAAGAGACACAAGCAAGCTGGCTGGCGCTTACGCGACAGCGGCAAGTACGTTCCGCAAGCGGCCTGGCCGTACGGGTTACGTCCCCACATGACAATCGAAGAAGCTCGCGCCTTCATCCATTCCATGAACGCTGCGAAGGCTGTCGCGCGGGACGAGGAGCGCAGGCGCGGCGCCATCTCCCGGTTCAAGGCTCGGCTGCGAGTTGAGAGCGCCTTCCTTCCGCCGGATGTCGTGGCCCGCTTCGAGTCCCGGTACCTGGCCGGAGAACGGGCGGCGCGCTCCCAGTCCAAACTCGAAAGCTGTTGGCAGGCTACGCAGAAACTTATCCGAGACGTAGGGATCGATCCGCTTGATTGGGCAGACGTTCCAGACAGGCTGTGGCCTCCGTTGATCCGCAAGGGGTACAGCACGGACTGGGTAGGGAGGATCGTGCGGCTACTTAATCGCTACGGGCGAACGTACGCAAAGTTGCGCGGGGGAACCTTCGAGGAAGTGGAATTGCCGAACGGCGAGGCACTGACCAAGCTGCGGACCGCTTTCTTCGCCAGGCTACCGCGTGGGAAGAAGAGCCGGCCGCTTAGTAAAGAAGACGTAACTAAGCTTCGCGCTAAGTTAACGCCAGAGCAATACGGTTGGTTGTGGGTATGTTTCTGGTTCGGCCTGCGCCCGGAGGAGTGCGACCAGATCGTGCCGGAGACGAAAGGAAAGTTGTGGTGGATTGAAGATAAGACGCTTGTGATCTACCAGCCGAAGCTCCGCGCGGTAATGCCGGCGGATCGTCTGAAGCGCATCCCGGCACTGCTACCGGAACAGGAAGAAGCGTTACGCTTGTGTGAGTCAGCTAAGTTGTACAGGCCCGCTAGGAGGGCCGTGGTGCGCGCCTTCCCAGAGGGGACAACCCTCTACGGTGCCCGTCACGGTTTCGTGCTCTTGCAGGACACAAAGAACGTAGATTTGAGGATCATTTCGCAGTGGCTCGGACACAGAGAGCTATCCACTACTCAGAAGTACTATCAGCAGTTGGGACTATTGAAGTTGCCGAAGGCTGGTTAAGTTCTCGCTCACGTTTAATCAAAAGCTTCTTACAGCGTTTAGAACAAGCTACTGCTTCATAGGTAATTGTTTTATTACAGGCGGGACATCGTCGAACCGCTTCCAATGTAGTCGAGTAAGTACCGCCGCGCCGAGTGCCCGCTACCCACACGTTTCCTGCACACAATTCAAAGTAGTCTTTAATCTTATTCCAAGACATCAAGCCTCCTTCAAGTACACGACAGACTTTAAGGGAAGGTATTACCCTTCCTCTCGTAGTCTCTGTAGCCGCTGCCTTCGACCGTCTTCTTGCTCCGAGTGCCTTCCCAAAAAGCTCGTTCACTTGAAAACAGAGCGCCCTGCGCTCCAAGTCTACGGAAGCTTTAAACCCGCTACTGGAAAGACTCTGTTCCCTCGGGTCGTACCGGGGCCAGCCACGTCGCTACGGATCGTGCCTACAGAGCCATGACTATCGCGGGACTTTCTTTACCGGACCCCGGTTCGCGCCGTAGATTACCCCCAACGCGATTTAAGAAAAGGGGCCAACGTTACCTAGTTATATGAGGGGCTTAGCCCAACTAACTTCCTAGGACCTACACTCTCGCTCGGCTTGGTCTTTGCCGACTTTTTCTCTTGTCTTCGGGCTAGCCGCTAAGCCTGCCGCAGGTGAAAGCTGAATGAGAACACCTAGTGCTTTAGACACATGTTTAAAGTTTAGCAAGTTGCAGTGACCCTTGCAAGTTGCAAAGTTTTTAGTCAATAGTAAAGGTTGTGTAAAGAATTCTTAAGTTAACTTTGTGTGGTTAATGCGAACTATTTGCAGTAAGAAAAGTTCCGGAAGAGAGCTACGTATGGATACTGCTATGAAGTTATTGATAAGTCCTCCCCCTCCTGTGGGTCCTTGAGATTGTGCCCCCGCCCCCCGGGGTAGGGGCTCCTGCTTCC